CTATTCGGTTGACTCGTATTCAACATCCGTAAGCCTCACCTCAAGCTCTAGGCTCGTCGTGAATCCGTTATTGCTCAGAGAGTGCATAACCTTAGTAATTGTCCATGATTGCTCGTCTATGACGCGCTTAAAGCCTGAGACCTGCACCGGCGTCTCCGGGTAAAGGTCTGCTCGCCCCGTCGCCAGCCTGATAGAAAACTCAGCAACCCCACGTTGCAGTTTGTCCCATTTGGCCTGGGCGGCTCGCATGGCCTGCGCTTTGGTTGAAAAAATAGTCGTCAGGGCAAACACGTTGTCATCCTCACCGACCATATATTCACCTTCCCTGGCTTCCGGTGTCTTCACCGTTTTTTTCTTCGTTACCGGTTTGGCTTTGGGGTGCTGTAGCGCGCGTAAATGCTGCTCTTTGGGTTTGCGTTTTAACGCAACCTTTTGCTTTTGTGGCTTCGGGTCTTTGGTGTGCAACCATTTTGCCGTAACGCCGGTATATGCCCCACGGTCAGCAATGGAAAACTGATGGCGGTCGCCATCACTGCGGGTGATCGTGACCTGCGGAATGGCTTTTCCGCTGGCTGTAACCCCGCGACCGGCTTTGAGTAACAGCAACTTTCCCGCTTTTACCGAAACCTCACCGCCGTTTCGCTCGGCGAGGCGTGTCAAAAATTTGGCGTCCGATTCCTGTGACTGGTCGATATGCGGAATTTTTATTCCGGCCAGCTCCGGTATAACGCTCGACACCAGTTTGTTACGTGTCGCTATCGCTGCCACGATTTCGCCGAGCGTCTTGTCATGCCATGACTCTTCCCGACGTGAGTTCAGCGTCCCCCGAAAATCGGCGCTACGGGCGCGGATTGTCACCGTGTCCGGCGCGCCATGATGTTCAACCTCATCGACGGTAAAACTTCCCTTACCAATCAACGCAAAGCCTTTCCACCCGAGGTAAAGCGTCAGTACGGCACCGCGTAACGGCAGTTCGACCAGTCCGTCAGCATCATCAAGCTCGATGTCGAGTTGGTCGGCTTCGAATCCGCGATTGTCTGTCATGGTCAGGCTCATCAACCGATTACTGATGTTGCCGGTAATATCTTTGCTGTCGAGCATCAGCATAAAATCGGGCGTCAGTACGCCACCCGCATTCAGATTCAGCATATCCAGCATCAGCTAATCCCCACCATGCCGGCCACTGACGACGCCATATTTCCCGCCTTGCCAATCAGTGATTTTGCCTGTTCGCCGATATCGCCATACAGCGCCGCAAGGGATTCATCCACGCGGGTGAGCGTCAGCGTAAAATCAATTTTACGCGCCGTTCCGTCAGCAAAAAACAGGCTTCCTGTCTCGCTGATATTATTGATGACGTACATACCGTAAATCGTGCCGGTACCATCCAGTAACGGCCAGGCGCGCCCCTCGTCAGCCATCAGGCGAATAGCCGTCATCGTCAACTTACCACCGGTCAACTCCGGGTAAAGCGTCCCGGCCAGGGTGATTTTTTCCTCACCCGGCCCTAAAAACTGAAACGAATCCCGTTTCCCGACGCGTGAATTTGACGGCCATCGATATTCGGCGTCGCGTTGCATCGTCTGGTGTGGCAATGTCTGGCGCATAAAAACAAACATTCCAAGAGCAAGCATCATAATCAGCCTCCTTAATCGTGCATCATGCTGGCGCGGGCTTTGGCTCGCTTGTCGCGTTCATATTTTTCTAACGCGTCCTGCAACTGGTTTCCGAGTTGACCGCTCGGAGCACCACCCGGCATGTTGATTTGATAGGTTGGGCTGCTCTGGTCAATGTAGGTACGACCGACGGGTGCCTTAACAGACTGATAAGCCTGATACCCGCCAAGTGAGCTTGTCGCCGGGATATAGCCACCGCCCTGACCAACCGACGACGCTTTTGATGTTTCTGCATCAATGCTGCTCGACTCCTTTTTCACAAGGCCGAGCTTTTCGAGAATGACATCGAGGCCACCGCGCAGCTTATTGAAAATATTCAGAGGTAACATCAGTGCATCGGCCAGAGCCTGACCGAAAACGATACCAACATTTTTGCAGCTATCGAGCGTCTCCTGCGTGGCCTTGACTGGCGCAATCAGGTCTTTAAACCACTGCCATACTTTGCGCAATTTCTCGCCGAGGCCGTCAAAAATGGGGCCCAGTGGAGAGAACATTTCCCCGATCGGTGCAAAGGCGCTGATGATGCCTTCAATCACCCCCGAGAAAAATGCGCTGATGGGTTCCCAATATTTACGGATAAGCAGCGCCCCGGCCACAATCGCCGCACCGACGGCCACAATCGGCCATGTGATCGCACCGAGCGCGGTTGCAATGGCACTACCAGCGACAGTAAAGACGGTACCCATCACGCCAGCGGCGGCAATAATGGCGTTAATCCCCATGACAACCGGCCACGCAACGAGACCAATTCCGCCGATAATGCCTATCAGAGCCAGTGCGCCACCGGCAATGATGCCAATAGTTTCCGCTAACTCCTTGTTGTTTTTTATCCAGTCATCGAGCTTTAACACGTACCGCGTTGCTGTCTGAGTGAGCTGACGCAACGAGCTATCTTGCTGGTCGTAGAGGTCAGTACCCACAGCCTCATAAGCAGACTGAAACTCTTTGAAGTCACCGCCGAGGTTATCCTGCATTATTTTTACAAGTTCCTCGGTTTTACCATCCGAGGCTTTCAGAGCCGCCGTCAAATTGTCCAGTCGTCCACTGGCCGCAGCCTCCAAGAGTACGCTTGAGGATTTAAGTGCTTCCTCCCCAAATATGGTTTTCAGGTATTCGCCTTTCTGACTTGTTCCGAGCTTGTTCTTTTTAAAACTGGCCTGGATTTCTTTCAGGATGGTAAATAGTGGGCGCATATCTCCTTTACTATCAGCGGTTTTTACACCTAGCTCTTTAAGCGCTGTCCATGCTTTGCCAGTAGGAGCCTGTAATCGACTTACCACGGCAGAACTGCCCGTACCTGCCATTGACCCTGTAATAGTGTTATCGTGTAACACTCCAGCAACTGCCGCCGCTTCTTCAAGGCTCACCCCCGCAGTCTTGGCTACGGGCGCTAAATAAGTCATGGCATCACTTAGCCCCTGAAAATCCGCCGCTGATTTATTCATCGTGGCGGAAAGCACATCACCAATGTGGGCTACTTTGTCATTTGAAAGCTGAAAGGCGTTTTTGGTACCGAGAAGCAGTTTCGCGTTTTCTTCCATTGTCTGGCGGTTGGCTAGCGACATATTTAGTGTGACAGGTGTCGCCGCCTGGATCGCTGCCGCATCACCGCCCGCTTTCGCGATAATAATCTGCGCACTGGCGGCATCATCAGCAGAGGCGGCAGTATTGTCGCCGAGCTGTCGGGCTTGTTTTTTCAAAGCCGTCATTTCTGCTGAATCTTTCGCCACGCCGAGTACTGCCTGCAACTCAGAATTTTTTAATGAGAAATCATAGCCCGGCACCATCAGCTTAACCCCGGCCATTGTTCCCGCTGTCGCGATACCAACCCCGGCAGCACCCGCACCGGCCATTTTACCGGCCATCTCTTTACCGGCCTGATATCGCTGTTTAACCGCGTTGAGCTTTGCCTGTTGCGCGCTGACGCGCGCCAGTGCTTCACGCTGGCGATTAAGCTGCGCCGTCGTTTCGCTGATGCTGGTTTTTAACCGGCGCTCGTCTGCCGCCAGGGTACGGGTATTAATTCCCGCCTGGCTGAGTTCCTGCCGCTGGCGTTGTACGGCCTGCCGCAAGCTGTTGTGTTTGAGCTGGAGCGCGGCGGCGCTTTTACGGGCGGCATCCATTGCCTGCGCCTGCGCGCGCGTCGGCTGTTCCGTATTTTTGAACTGGATCGCCAGCGCGGCGGCTTCCTGCTTCGCTTTCTTCAGCTCCTGACCGGTAACGGCGAGTTGCGCACTGGCCTTGCGAAACCCGTCAATACGGGATGCCTGGCCGTTCAGTTCACGCAGTGATTTTTGAGTGTCCCGGATATCACCAGACAGCGTTTTGCTCGCTGTCTGGATGGTTTTAAACGGGCGGGTCGCCTGGTCAACAGCCTTGAGTAATACCTGCAATTTAACGTCGTTACTCATTCGTGTTTCCGCTTCGCTGTAGCGCCTTTTCGCGCCAGGTGGTGAGCTCGGTCAGGCTCATGGGATATAACTCTGATGGCGGCCAGTGAAAAATCACCGCGATATCCGCCATCAGGTCATCGACCGACATATCTTTCGGAAAATTTAATCCGCCAAATTCGGCGACAAAAAACCGATCACCTTTGTTGCCAGCGCCATCAAATCGGGTAAATCCATCATGACGACATCCGACTCGGTGAGTGATGGGCTGGTCATACGCGGCAGCACTTTAATCAGGGCGTCGACCTCAGAGCGCGCAACGTCGGCCAGGCTGACACCGCGCAGGGTTCCGGCGTTGGGCTTCGTCAGGGTGATTTTTTCGATGACCTGCTCGCCGCGTTTGATGGGGTTTTCAAGGGTGACGATGTTTTCTTTGCTCATGAGTTTCTCGCTGTTTACGGATTCGGGATTAACCGGCCAGGCATGCTGGCCGGGGGAAAATTACAGGCCGATATTTCGGCGGTGCTGGTCGAGTCGGTCGACGCCGTTCACCTTCTCAATCATGTTGAGGACGTCGATTTCTACCAGCTCTTTACCGTTCATGGTCAGCTTGTAGTACGTGCAGACCAGCGATAATTTGCTGCTGGTATCCTCGCCCTGTTTGCTCTCGCCGTTATCGACTTCCTTCACCTTGAAACGGGTCTCAACTTCCACCGCCACGGTTTCGCCGGTATCGTCCCGCTGGTAAGAACCTGCATAGCGCAGAAGCGTCCCGGTACCGACGGCACCATAAAGCGCCCAGATCGCATCATCAGGGAAGCCGCCGAGGGAAATCTCCATCGCCAGCGCGTCATCGTCGAGGCCGAAATCGACAGGGGCCGAGCCTGACATCCCGCCGCCCCGGTAGTTTTCCAGCTTACGGGTCAGCTTTGGCAGGGTGACGGACTCGATAACGCCGAGATAGCTGACGCCATCCAGAAACGTATTCAGGTATTTGAGCTTGCGCGGCATTGCCATTGGTCAGGGCTCCTTAATTGCTGTTAACCGATGACACCAGATTCGCCAGGTATTTATCGGTAATGCGCTGGCGTAGCGTCAGGTTTTCGAGAGGGGGAACCGGCGTATAGTCGTAATCGATATACAGTTTCCCGGCTTTGAGGGTCGCCGCGTCGTTGGCCGATTCATCAAACCAGCAGGTCGCATCGACGATATAGCCCGCCGTTTTCATCTCGCGGAATTTCGCATTGATACCCGCAACGATGTCTTTAATCAGCGTGGCAGTGATCGGCTTGTCGACCGCCCACATGTGACCAGCGGCCATTGTGTCGGCGATAACCTGCGCGGTGCGGGTGTAGTTCTCAAACAGGAACAGCGGGTCATCGGAGCAGCAGCGGTTACCCCAGAAGCGGAAACCGTCTTTGCGAATGAGCGTGGTGACGCCAGCCTCGTTAAGCAGATCGGCATCGGTGCCGGATTCCTGCAAATCCCAGAAGACCGACGCGCTGATGCCGGTGACGCCATTCACGCCAACGTTTGACAGGGTTTTATGCCAGCCGGTGTCCTGGTCGATTTTGGCGCGCAGGCCCAGCGCGCGGGCGGTCGCCCAGGCGGTTTCGGTCGCGTTCGCCGTGGTATCCCATGCCAGAAAATCCGGCCAGATAACCATCAGCTCACGCTGGCTGAAATTCTCGCGATAGAGCATCGCCTCGGAAATGTTCTGGCAATCCCAGGCGCTGATATAGCCAAAGGCGCGCAGCTTCTGGCAAATCGGCGCGAGCGCGGTCGCCACCTCAAGGGAATCGAGGCCCGGCACGCCGAGGATGCGCGGTTTAACGCCGGTAACAGCCTCCGCAGTGAGCAGCGCTTTCAGCCCGGTGTAATTGCCGCTTTCGTCGGTGCCGCCGATGATATTAGAGATAGTCTGCGCTTCAGCATCATCGCCGGTACCTTCGGCAACGCGCACAACGACAATGACCGGTTTCGACTGGTCGGCGATTGCCTGGAGGGATGCGGCCAGGGTGCCTTTTGTACCCGCTTTGGCAATGGCGCTTTGCACGCTGGTAATCAGTACGGGCTTATTGAGTGGGAAGGTGGCGGCATCGGCATCGCTGGCCGTACAGACCATGCCGATAATCGCTGTTGATACGGTGGAAATGACGCGGGTGCCGTCGTTAATCTCGACAACCTGGACGCCGTGATGAAAATCGCTCATCCGTTTAACTCCGTGGTTAAGGGTGAGCATTATTTTCAATCGTGGGGGAAGGGGTGACGAGTCATCCCCGCTGTAACAGGGACAGTACAACAGGAATGACCGTCACGGGTCAGGCTACGCGGCTCCAGCACATCAGTAGGGTGTGCGCTGCCACCACGCTGAACGATTGACTCTCGCCGAGGTTGGCCGTTTTGCCGCTGGTCGTGTGTTTATGGGACGGTACCGTAACTTCGTGATCGTGCTCTCCGGCGTCATCGGTCACACCCAGCTCTTTCGGGTTAAAGAGCTGCCGCACATCGCCGCCAATCTCCCAGGGGTCATCCTTACCGGCCACGCCACCATGATTGTGTTTACCGTTTTTCGTTGTGGTCAGTTTCTTTTCAGGCAGCTCGTCGGTTTCTCCGGTCACATCAATCTGTACAGCGGGCAGGTTAGCGCGCTGGAGCGTGACGGTATCGCTGCCGCCGGTTGCGCCGACGTCCGAGCCGTCAGCCTTGCCGACACGGATCGTTTTGTTTTCGCCGGTGTACAGCCATTGCGACCAGGGCCACTTTTCATTCGGGTTGACGTTCTGATTAAAAAATCGCGTGGTGCCGACGGGGTTATCGTCTTCCCAGAAATCACGCTTTGCCGCCGTTATCGCATCAGCAATCACCTGCTGAATATCCGTATCCAGCTGGCCCGCAATCTTGTCGGCATAATCCTTTGCCTCATTTTTTGCGCGCAAGACTTCTTCCATTGAAGCAATAATAACCGTTGGGTCGGTTTTCAACTCCACATCTGCTGTTTTACTGACCGCAATCCAAAGATTTATAGCCTGTAACCGCCCGGCCCCTTCTGCCAGAAGCGGCTTATAGACTGGCGGGAGACTGGCTACCGCCAGGCACTCCCCGGCATCGTCATAGAGCGCCGCCTCTCGCAGCCAGAATCCGCCTGTTTGCGGCAGAATTATCATTTCCGTGCGGATAACATTCGCGCTGCTATCTGCAATGACTACACGGTTTAGCGGGCCACGATACACCTCATTCACCAGACCTGTGCGGGTTTTATCTGGCTGGGGAATGATACCCGCGCCATCACCGACCGCCATTTCTGCAAAATTCACAGGCTCACCGGATGCCACAGCCTTAGTAAACGCCGCCTCCCCGTAATCGGTCAGAATGGCATAGTAATTCATGCTCACGCTCTCCCCTTACGGCAGCGTTGCCGGTGAGGTTGGAATACTGTCACCGGCATACTTGCCGCCTTCGCCAAAGTTAGCGTTGAATACCTGCTGTTCGGATGCCACGATTTCGGCAAATGACATCCCTGATGCGTCGATATCCACAAAGTGCATACGGTAGAGCACATAGGATTTACAGGCGTTATTCACCAGCGCGCCAAATCCCGACGCAGCCCCCCATACCGGTAAATCCTGATAATAAATATTGCCGGTGAAATCCGTCCCGTTTTTATCCGATTGCAGGCTAAACAACGCCGGGCCAGTCGATACAGCATTCGGCAGGCGGGCGACAATCAGGCGGTTAGTTGACGGAGAAACCTGCGTCGCAATCAGCATTTCCGTGGTCTGGGTTGCCGGTGTTCCGCTTCCCACCCGCGTGACCTGATAATGCGCAAACACGGCAAATTTATGATCGCTCTGATGCTCGGCGATGTACGGCATGATACCCGGACAGGTAAACCGGCCACGGTGTCCCAGCGTCTGGTTTACCAGCGACACAATCCCGTGAACACCGCCGCGCGGCGTGCGTTCAAACTTCGCCTCTGGCGTGGCCCCCGTGGTGATCAGCGTGCTATTCCAGCTAAACTCCAGCTCCGCCTTTGTTTTCCCCGTCAGGGTGGCGGCTTCTTTCCAGGCCAGATTATTCAGCGGGATGTTGTTTCCAACACCCGAAAAATCAAAACCGGCCGGAATTTCTGAGGCATCCATTAATGCCAGCGATCCGAGCGTCAGACCGGGATAGTCGAGAATAATCGGCAGTCGGGGGTCAGTGAAATTTGCGCCGATGAGTTCATTAAGCAGGCCCATAGTTACCTCATTTGAAAAAATAATTGTTCAGTAGAATCCCGGAAATACCGTCACGCGCCGGAATGGATTTGTACCCGTCACCCAGGCTGAAACCAGCCCCGCCGTAAGCCAGCGCCCGGCCTCCTGCCTGGCTCATGTGGGTGATATCAATCGCCACCTCTGACCATGTACCGCCGTTATTCACCAGAACATTTCCCACCGTGCCGCCTGCAATCCGCAGATAATAATCGGCGTGGTTGCCGCCAGATGGCAGGCCGGATGCGCTCCATGTACCCACATAGTGAATGTCGGATGTTGTCATCCCCCCTGGCAGCACCGAGTTATTGAAGAATGACCAGGGGAGCACACCGAATCGTGCCGCCACCTGCTTTTCAGTCATGCCCGGATGCGTCGGGTCGATGGCATCCGTCGCAGCCGATAGCATAATTTCGTACACCACAGCATGACGGCCCGGCAGAATGCGCCGGTACCACTCCGCCAGCTCAAACAGGTATCCAGTTTCCGCAAACTGGTTTTCATGCTGGGGAAACACCAGTCGCTCGCCGTTCCAGGTGGCCTCACGTTGTCCCATGATGGTCAGGAACAAACAGCGGATATCACGCGCACCGGCCAGCGCGGCAATCTGCAATGACGCTTCACGGATTTGCGAGGCGTTCACATCGGTTTTCGGCTGGTTATTCTGGCCGTGCCAGACTGCAATCACCTGGCCCGCCCAGCGGTCTCCCCAGGAGAGAACCTCCTGCTTGAACATGCCCAGCACCTGGTCAGAGGTGGAGCCACCGTAAGAGCGCACCTCCCCGGTGCGGTTAGTGGCGGCGATAATGGTGCTTCCCGATGTTCCGCTGCCAAACATCGAATCACCGATGAGCAACAGCTTTTTACCCAGCCCGGCTTTCATCGCAGAGGCCACCTGCGATGTCAGGCGAATACCGACGGCAGTGGATGACTTGTCCACGCGCCGAAATTCCCATTCATCAGCATTCGCGGTACACCGCAGGCTGATGCTTTTCCCGGCGGGAACCTGCACGGGGGCATCATTGGCAATCATCACCCATGCATTACCGTCAAACAGGGCATAGTCACCGGCGAGAAAATTATCTGTACCGGCCACGCCCCCGGAGGACGCCTGCCAGATGACATTTTGCAGAGGACGAGACGGCATCCCCTCCGACGGATTAAACTCACCGGCATAAAAAAGCAGGTCAGCCCCGGCACCGACGGCAGCAAACTGCGGTTGCAAAAATCCGCCGCCAGCCGTCTGGAGAGTGAGAAAGAGCACCTTATCTCCGGCGGCAAGTGTCATGCCCGCAAACACGCCCGGCGCGGTGACTTCATACCAGGTGTCGTTTTTACGCGGCGCGCCGGAGCCAGGGGAGCGCTGAATGCTCCAGCTTGAACCGTCATAAACCAGCAGGTCGCCGAGGTAAACATTCTGCCCGCTCCAGATACCTGGCGTTTTCTCTGACACGCTGGAATTGGTGTTATATGCCTCATAGCTGTAGTAGTCGCCCGCAAGAAAAGAGCCCGACGGCGTGGCGATGGTCGTACTGGTCAGCCGCCCGCGACGACGCAGTGAAACAAGAGAGCCCGGATTAAAGGGGGTACCCTGTGCTTTCCCGGCAATTTTCAGACCAAACGCGCGGCGGTATTCAACCTCTGTGCCGGTATTGTTAGCCCCGTACAGCGCACGACAGGCTCGCGGCGATAGCGCCGCCCAGCCTGAACCATCCGCATCATTCGTGCGTGCGGTAACATCAGCCAGCACGGCCCTGACCGCATCGGGAGGAACATCAACCACATCCTGTGCAAACGGCAGAACGGCGCTTTTCAGTTCCTCGGTGAGGTTATCCAGGGTAATCACGTTTTTACCAATGGACAGCAGGGGGATTTCTACCTCGCCGTTTACTTTGACCCGCAGTGCGCAGCGTTTGGTTTTCGGGTCAACCCAGGCGAGGACATAGCCACTTGCCGGGTCGAGTGTTACAGGCATTAACCCCTGCACCTCGGGTGCCAGTTTCTCCAGCGCGATCGTACCGTTACCCAGCTTAATCAGAGGAATTTCGACTTCACCTGACACGCTCACACGCAGGGCGCAGCGGCGTGATTTCGGGTCCATCCAGGCCATAACATAACCGGTTGCCGGGTCGAGCGTGGTCGGTACCAGCGCTTTTAAATCAAGCGCAAGGTTTTCATGTGAAATAACTCCATCTTCAATTTTCAGGAGCGGGGCGATAACCTCCCCTTTTACCGTAATGGAAATAGCAGCGCGACGCGTGACCGGGTCGCGAAAAGTAGCGACATAACCGCTCGCCGGGTCAAGATATTCAGGAATAAACCCGGCATCAATAAACCCCTGTATCGTGGAATATCCAATAATATCGGACACCCTTTCTGCCACACCGTTATTATTTTTATACACAGTAAACGGTGATGTTTTATCGTCTGGATTAATCACCAGAAAATGCTGTTCTGCCGTTGTCGCGGATAAACCCGCCGCCGTTCCGTCGGGGTCGTTACCGGACGCCCTGACCGTGACCATCTGCATTAAATCTGACAGAATAGCTTTCCCGGTCAACGTCACCGCCCCGTTTGTATTCTTCGCCTCTTCAACCCAATGCGCAGGGTTTGTTGACCGGATGGAGAATACGCCTCCTTCCGGTATTTTCCCGGCAGCAATTGCGGCCTGCGCTGCCGCCGCACTGGTAAACGGTAATTCGCCCGATTTTAACAGGCCATTGTAGGCATTAAGCTGATCTCTCAGGTAGGCTGTGCGGTCGGCGAGAATACTGGTCTGAACGTTCACCAGACCATCATTCCCCCCGGCCACTTTGTCGCCACGCTTAATTAACGGAATGTCGCTTTCCCACTGTGCTGTTTCGCTGATTAAAGGCATATCAGTCCCCGGAATATTGATAATTTTCGTCGTAATGCGCAGTGGCATCGTAATAAATACTGTCATCCGGCTTATATCCCGGCGGATAAACGGTAATCACATCACCATCAAACACGGCAGCACCAATATTTGCCGGGCCAGATGTTGATGCTGATAACGTGAGCTGTGATATATGTCTGCTGACCGGCTTGGCATCGCCGATAATTCTCTCCAGCTCTTTAATCATCGTCTCAGTGATGCCGATATTATTGAGGTCAACCTCAAGGCGGAATGTCCCGGCAGGGTCGGCCACCTCCCACCATTCCTGGAGCGTCATCCTGTAGCCCAGCGTTTCAATCACTCGCCGGACGGCGGCGACGGTTCCCTTGCGTTGGTGGATCCAGAAAGCTTCACTGACCGCCTGTCGCTTTGCGGTTTCCGACCAGGTTTCTTCCCAGCGGTCGACAGAAAACGCCCACGCAAGGTATGGCAGAAACTTTACCGGGCATCGCCAGGGGTTCCATAAATCACGCAGCGGCACAGATAAGTCGCTGATGACAGAACACGCTGCGGCGGCTCGCTGTTCCAGCACCGACGACCCGGTCGCCATCAGCGAGTTACTCATCAGAGCCCCCGATCACGACGCTGGTTTCGGTGCAGTACGCGGCCTGGGTTTTATCGAGCACGACGTCGGCCAGCGGTTCGCGCAGTTCAACGCGCTGGACACCCTGCACATGCAGCGCGGCATAGATGGCAGATAGCCGAATATCGCGACCGAGGCGGCGCTGCTCGGTGATATAGGCGGTTAACTGCGCTTTGGCCGCGGCAAGAATCGGCTCGGTTGCCGGGCCGGGGTACACATACAGCACGGCATCGACTGCATAATTGACAATCTCGGCCGAGACGACTGTCAGGCGGTCACCGACCGGGCGCACGCTCTCATCATTCAGCGCGGTACTGACGGCCAGCAATAAATCATCCGAGGCCGTGCCGTTACCTTCTCGCGACAGGACCGCGATAGTGACCTCTGCCGGGGCCGGGCTGTTCGCCGAGGCATCCGCGACACGACCATCGGCGCTCAGGGCGTGAAACTCATAGGCACCAGTCGGCCCGGCAACACTCATGCCCTCAAATGCCGCCGGGATGCGCTGGCGTAAATCACTGTCGGATTCCAATACCGCATCCACTGGCGGTATTTGGGTATCGTCTCCGGGGGTGATGACCAGGCGCTCAACGTTATTATTTGCCGCGAGCTGGTCGAGGTCGTTTTTAATGGCATAGGCCACCATTCCGGCTTTTGCCGCCTCGTTGATACGCTGGCGTAAAATCACTTCCCGATACGCGTTCTCTTCCAGATATTTCACCAGTGGATCTGACTCAAGTGTCAACGTCCTGGCGATCGCTTCCTGCTCATCTTCCGGGTACAGTGAAATCAGCGTCGCTTTGCGCTCGGCGAGGATGGCTTCAAAATCCAGCGTTTCCACCACATCAGGCGCGGGGAGCTGGCTCAGGTCGATAACTGCCATAGGTTCAACTCACAGGGATGGTTAAGGAAAGGCTCTCGCCGGTATCGGTGATTTGGCCGGTCACGTCGACGACCATTTTCCCGTTAAACTGCCGCGCGGTGGTGATGCTGGTCAGCCTGACGCGCGGCTCCCACTTCAGGATCGCCATGTAGCACGCGGCCATAATTTGCAGCTCAAGCGCCGGGTTCTGAGGCTGGTCAATCATCTGCGACAGGAGCGAGCCGTATTCACGACGCATGACGCGGGAGCCGACGGGCGTGCGCAGAATATCCCCGATGCTCTGGCTGATATGGTCAACGTCTGAAATGCTTTCACCGGTCGTGCGGTTCATGCCGAGATAACGCGCCGTCATTGGGTGCCCTCCGTCCATTCATCGCCGCGCCTGATGCCGCCGTGGCCGTGTTTATCCACCTGCACACCGTTGGAAGTGAAAGCGCCGCCGCGGTGCTCGATATCACCTGACATCTTGCCGCCTTGCTTCACCTCCAGCGTGCCGGTCGTCAGCTTGTTGGTGCAGACCACCTCCGGTGTATCGAGGGTGACGCGGGTCGAGGCTTTTACCAGCACCACCGGCACGCTGACGGCAATCGTATCGGATGCGGTCACATCGGCAGTTTTAATGCCGGTGACGGTCAGCGCGCCGGTTTCCGGCTCATAACTCATAACGGCACCGTCGGGAAACTCAACGTGCCAGGCATCCGCCGAGGCCGACGGCGCGGGGTTGTCGTCGGAATAAATACCCGGCAGCACAAAGGCGGTATCGAGTTCGCCGCCCACGGCCAGAATCATCACCTGCTCACCAATGGAGGGAGCCCACCAGGTGCGCGAGCGCCCGGCCCGGTGCGTCAGCCACTGGAGCCAGTCGGTATAAATGCCGCCGGTCTGTACGCGACAGCGCCCGGCGTCGAGGTCAGTTTCGACGACGATGCCGGTGCGGATCATGTTGCGTATCGCGCGGGCGAGTTCCTGGATAGATGCGAGAGTATTCATAGGGGAAAGGATGCCGCCGGGGGGTTCCGGCGGCAATCTGCGGGCGTTTTGCCCAGGCTGGCACAACGTTAATCGGCGAGGTAGTCGATAATGACGCTTTCCACAAGTTGCCGGTCGTCTTCGGTAAAGCCCAAAAGCTGACGTTGTGGATATTCAACTTCGGCGCTTTTTGGTGATGGTTTATCCTTGAGTCCGAGCTGATGCACGCGGGCGATGCGCTGCACTTTCCCGGTAAATTCCACCACCGCCGCGCTATCGCCGCCGCTCGCTTTCATATAGCGGTTGGTACGCAGTTTCGCGAACATCTCGCGCTTAATCCGGCCTTGCTTTGCTCTGACGGGCGGGCGCTTACGCGGGGCAAATGGCGAACCGTCCGGCGCTTTTTGCGATTTAATGCGCTGTTGTTGCCGCTGGCGCAGTTTCTTCGCTATGTCGACGGTCATCCGACGCCGCCCGGCAGGAGAAAGGGCCGCTATCAACCCGGCGAGCTTGTCCTCAAAGGGTTTGAAGTCATTCATCCCATTTACTCACCAGTTCGCCATTACTCCACATCTCGACAGGGCGCGTCACCGGCTCAGGCGGTGGCGGTTCCGGGATGTTCTCAACATGCAGCGCGCCGTCGACCTCTTTGACCAGCGTGCGCTCGGTCAGCAACAGGCTGATGCTGACATCGAGGCTGCTGTCGTTGTTGATGTCGGCATACCAGATAAAGCCCTTTTTTCTGCCCTCGTCGGTTGTCATGATGTCCGGCTGATTGATGCGCAGCCAGGCCATAATCGGCACAAACAGCAGGTCAATATCATCGGTAAAATCCTTAACCACGACGTTGAGCGTGTATCGTTTTTCGAACGACAGGGAGCGCGCCAGCGTTGCCACATTATTCCCGTTGTCGATAAAGACGAGCAGCATATCGGGGTTGGTACGCAACACCGGTACCGCATCAGTTAAGGCTTTTCGCAGACTGTTGGGCTTTAACATCGATTTCATCCTGACATTGTTTAACCGTATCAACCTGGATTGCGCAGCTTTTCAGGGCGTGTTCTAGCTGGCGTATATCCGCACTCAGGTCGCCATTAGTCAGCGGGTCGCTGCCCGGCATCGGGCAGGGGCTGACCTTCGGGCAGGCGTTGTACACAATCACCGGCGGCGGCGTTGGTGCAGGCGGCGCGCTGGTGCAACCGGCGCACAGCATCAGGTAAATCAGCGCGATACCAGCGGCGAAACGCGTCATTTTCATTGAGTAACCTCGTGATGGTTTGTTCACGCCTGAAGGCCAGCAGGTTAGCGGCGGTGAGCTTATCCCTCATGGCAACCTGCGCCAGCTCTTTGCGCTGCGACTGCTCTGCGGCAACGTTGAGCTGATTTTTCAGCATGGCGATCGTGGTCTTCTGCGTACCGGCGACCCGGTTCGCACGTTCAAAAGAGGCGCGCAAATTGCTGTTATCGTGTCGCATCCACAGCAGACCCGCGCAGGCCAGTGCCAGCAGGATAATGACTATTTTCATGCGGATACCCCTCCGGCCTTGCGCCACACTGCGACCAGTTTGTCGAGGCTGTGCTCACGCTGACCATACCCCGCGCCCGGCAATGAGGCCCATATGTTGCGACAACGGGAAATAGCGCGCTCGATGCGCCCCTGCTGCAAATCTTCCAGCGCGCCGCGCTCACGAATCAGCTGAATGGCGAGCCTGTCCTGTGATGCCGGGCTGAAATCCGGCAAAGCGAGCTGCTTTTTGTAATGCGGCCAGAACAGATAAAGCTGCTGGTAACGCCCCGATGCCGTGGATTTTTCCCCGCGACGATTGAAGACCTTCGCCGGGCGTCCACCGGCAAACGGGTGATCACGATAGTCGGTAAAAATCTCCGGCCTGCCATCGAGGCCGGTGACAATGACGTCGTACCCGTTGTTTTTCGTCAGCGGGTGCGTCGCGGTACCCTCTGAAAATGCCAGCGTGTCGAGGAATGCCGCGACGTTGGGGTGTGTCTTAATGACCGCCATCGCTTTCCCCTTTTTTAATCCTGCGCTGAATCGCAATTTCCACCGCCTGATAACCGGCGATACCCAGCATGGAGCCAAATCCGCACACGGCAGCGGGCGGCAGGTCAGGAAACTGCACCAGTGCCACCCCGGCCACCATCGAGACAAAGCCGCCCAGCAGCATACGGCCAATAAAAAGCCGGGCGGTGATGGGCTCGCCACCGGCCAGCACTTTCCCGACGACAATCAGCACGCCGATCAAAAACAGTGACAGGACGCTTTTTTCACCTTCCGTCATGTGTTTACTCCCACAGATTAATTGTTTCAGTTACGGGGGATGACTGGACGTCGGGCAATTCGACCACCGTGCCATGTGGCAGAACTGCGCCTAGCTCGGCCAGCCCCGGATTTCCGGCGAGCACCGACTCGAATACCCCCTCAGTGCGCCCGTAATACCGGGCGCAAATCATGTCGAGCGTGTCGCCCTGTTGCGCGATGGCCTGCATCAGATTTGGCTCACGATGCAGCGGGGTTTGTCCTGGACGCGTGATACGGCCCAGCGCATGTCCCGCCACAGCTCGTCGACAGTGGTATCGATGCTGTCGGCTTTCTTGTCGCCTTTGGCGCTGGCATCCACACCGCGATAACGCTCATAGAGCGTGGCGGTCGCCATTGAGGTGACGGCGCGCAGGTAATAGAAAACGCGCACGCTTTCGCCGTCGAGATCGTCAGCCGGCACGTCGGCCAGCTTGCTAAAACCCCCGGCAATCTGCTGTTCCCGCCACAAAAAAAGCTCGGCATTGGTTTCGGCGATGCCGGTTTTGATGGCCTCACGCAGCCGGGCCGGGGCGATGGTCTGCTCAAGGCGCATCCCTTCACGCACGCGTTTCGGGTCGATGTCAGGAAAGAAAAACGTATTTTTTATCACCGGCTCATCGCTGGCAGGCGGCGGGATGACCATCACGCCATCCGGCTGTGGCTCATCGTTTTGTTTAATAATCAGCGTCTTCATGACTACCTCTGAATAGGTGGGCGGTGGACGCCGGTCTCAGGTCGGGTAAAACACCCTCATCGACCGGCGTGCCGCCCTGGCGCGGGGCGCATTCTGTTAACCGGCGGTCTTTTTCGGTCGGCCACGTTTAGCCGGTGCCGTGGTTTTCACGGCGCGCGGAGCTCTTGCCGGGGCTTTAACGACCGTTGCCGGTTTGGGCTTCAGCTCACGCTCAAGCCGTTCAATGTCTTTTTTGACGCCTGCCTGACAATCGAGCTGCATCGCTCGCTTGAGGTGGGCCAGCGCATCGGTGGGCTGTTTGTTATCCCGCAATACCTGGCCGGTGATTTTGTGCAGTTTTGCGCGCACTTCATCAGGCATATCGGCGGCGGCGGTCAGCGCCAGCGTGTCGAGTAGCTGGCTGACGACGACCGGTTCACCGGCGGCATGGGCGCGCATGGCGGCGAGCGCCACCTCTTCGGTAAACATGTACTGCGGCGGGCGGCGGTGTTTGCCTGGCATGGTCAGACCGTACTTAAACGCGTAGCGGGCAATATCCATCGCGCCGCCGATATCGCCCACATCGAGACGCCACAGCATGACGGTCATCACGATGTCATCCTGTGCACCTTTGCCCTGTTCCAGCACGCCACTGACCCACGGCAGATAGAACGGCAGCAGCTCGCGCTTTTTCGTGGCTTTCAGCTCTTTACCAAAGATGGCTTTTAACGTGCGTTGGTCTGCGGCCAGCTTAACCAGCATCTGCTCGTAGGCAGTGGCATGCCGCAGCGGGTTGTTTTCCCGCTGCGCGGTTTCAATGGCCGAGACCCGCATCATGTGACGCTGTGCGGGGCTCGTCATCGGTTAGCCCTCCGGTTGCGCGGCAGAGAAATCGCCCAGCTTGATATTTTCAATGAAGCACCCGGCGGCGTAGGTTTCGACCACGTAATCGATGTTCATCGATTCGTAGTTTTCCACCTGGTCGAGTTTCGGGTTTTCAATGATGGAGCGGCGGTGACTTTCATCCATGAAATAGATGGACAGGTTATCGAGACGCGTCACCATAATCGCGTTCGCCGGGAAGTACGGCACACGGACGGCGGGCAGGTTGCCGATGCGTTTCTGGCTGATGATGATGTCAGCCGCGAGCGCTTCGCTGTTCGGCTGGTCTTTGTTGACGATCGGGAAATATTTGTCGGCCAGCAGCTTACGACCCACAATCGCGACAAGCTCCGAATCTTCCTGATAAATTTCGTCAATCAGGTTGTCGGTGGCATCCATGACCAGCGCATCGAGGTTAACGTAATCGCCGTTTTTACCCACACGGATCACAGCGGAAACGACGTTCCCTTCCTCGTCGACGATTTTGCTCATCACGCGGGTCGCCGCTTCATTGCGGTATTTCTGCGGCCAGCCGACGGCGACATCCTGCAACATCGGATGAGTGGCGCGGTCAGAGGTTTCGGCGCGCTCAACGCCGTTGAACCCGGCCATGATGAAATCGAGCGCCTGCCGCTGGATGATGGCATCGCGAATACGGCGCTGGAAGTCCTGGAAGCGCGCCCACAAATCCAGCTTTTTATATTTGAAGTGGAAGTCAAAGTTGACCTGATCGCACTCGTATTTTTTGGACTCCAGCGCGGTAAAGTCGGCGGTTTTACGCTCCTTGCCGCTGTTGGTGTCCGTGGTGCTGGCGATGGTGCCATTGACGCCGACGCCAATTTTTTCACCCTTCAGCTCATCCACCGGCACGATATTAATTTTCTGCAAAAATGCCGAGGACATCTGCACGGTGTTCATCATGGTTTGCGTGACAGACGGCTCGACGTTGAATTTTTTACTCACGTCGTCCGTGTCGATGCCGTTCAGCTCGGCAACGCGGGACAGGTAGGCATTGAATTTAAAACGGGTTTCCTGACGCATAGTCTTTCCTGTTGGGTTAAATCGGGTTGTCTGACCGGGCACGCCTGTCGCCCGGCGATAAATTCACGACTGTTTAGCAGTCGGTCAGCAGCTCATCGCCACCGCCACCGGTGGAGAGCTTGCGACGGGGTTGCGTGGTGCTTTCGGTTTTATCCAGCGACGTTTTTAACTGGCTGAATGCCTGGCTGGTCTGGTCGGCCTTCGTGGTGACGTCCTTTTTCAGCGTCGCAAAGGCATTTTCCAGCGTGGCAAGACGCTGCTCAGTGGCGGTGAGGTTTTCCTGCACATGCTCACTGACGGTCGTCACGGCCTCATGCACATCCTGAAAACGAGCGTCATCGCTGGCCTGTTTGCGGCTGAAGATCGCTTTCACTTTGTCGCTCAGGGCGGTAAAGACATTTTCCGCCTGGTCTTCAAACTCCAGCTCGGCGAGGGTGGCGACGGAAATCAGGTTGCCCGGCTCGGCTTTGAAGCGGTTGAGAGGGTTAAATTTGGCACCCCGGCAAAATTCGAGGTATTCGGTGCCGAGGCTGGCCGGGTCATCGGTCACCGCCAGGCCAACCAGGTAGCATTTACCGCTATTGGCGAAATTCGGCTGAATTTCCATTGAGGTGTAGACCTTCTGCAATTTTTTATTCATTGCGATCAGGTCATCGGTCGGGGTGATTTTGGCGAACAGCGCCAGCTTGCCTTTCAGTACCGAATCGTCGTCAATCTTTTCAGACTTCAGCTCAACCACATCGCCATAACGGCTGAACGGGCCATCCGGCAGGATGCCTTTCAGGTGTTCGAGGTTAATGCGGCAACCGTAGACGCGGGGGTCAAAGGTCTCAGCCATTTCCTGAATATCCGTCGCGCTGATAACGCGGCCGTCACAGGTATCGCCTTCGACGCCGATGCGAAACCATTTTGAAACTTTTTTTGCCATTGTCAGGAGTCCTGATATCGGGTTAACGGGTCGGGGTTAGTTTCCCGACGTCGCCGCCCACCCGCCATCTGTCCCGGATGGCTTATCCCTCACACAACAGCACCTTAGCGATTCGCATCACCCGTTTCTTTAGCCTTGCCCTGTATCAATCACGGCGAGGCATCCATGACCATCACCACCGACACCACTTTGTTAAACGACCCGCGACGCCAGGCGGCTTTACTGTACTGGCAGGGGTTTTCTGTGCCGCAGATTGCCGAAATGTTGCAGACCAAACGCCCGACGGTGCAGAGCTGGAAACAGCGCGACCAGTGGGACGAAACGGCACCGCTGAACCGGGTCGAAAGCACCTTAGAGGCCCGGCTGATTCAGCTCTACGCAAAGCCCAACCTGACCCCCCACGATTTCAAGGTGGCGGATTTTCTGGCCCGGCAGATGGAGCGCTTTGCGCGCATTAATCGCTATGGCCAGACCGGAAACGAGGTTGACCTGAATCCCAACGTGGCCAACCGCAACAAAGGCGACCGCAAAAAGCCGACAAAGAACTTTTTCAGCGACGAGGCTATCGAGAAACTGGAAGAGATTTTCTTTGCAGAGTCTTTCGAGTATCAGCTCCGCTGGCACCGCGCCGGGCTTGAGCACCGCATTCGCGACATTCTGAAATCGCGCCAGATTGGGGCGACGTTCTACTTTTCCCGGGAGGCGCTGCTGCATGCGCTGAAAACCGGCCACAACCAGATTTTTCTGTCAGCGAGTAAGACGCAGGCGTATGTATTCCGCGAGTACATCATCCAGTTTGCGCGCCTGGTCGATGTCGACCTGACCGGCGACCCGATTGTCATCGGCAACAACGGCGCAAAGCTGATTTTTCTCGGCACCAACTCAAACACCGCGCAGAGCCATAACGGCGACCTGTATGTCGATGAGATATTCTGGATCCCCAACTTCCAGAAACTGCGCAAAGTGTCATCGGGCATGGCCTCACAAAGCCACCTGCGCAGCACCTACTTTTCGACGCCTTCCACCCTGGCGCACGGCGCTTACCCGTTCTGGTCGGGGGAATTGTTCAACCGTGGACGCGCCCGCGCCAGCGAGCGGGTCGACATCGATATCAGTCATGACGCGCTCGCCGCTGGCGTGGCGTGTCCTGACGGTCAGTGGCGGCAGATTGTCACCATTGAGGATGCGCTCGCCGGAGGATGTACGCTGTTCAATCTGGAGCAACTCCAGCGTGAAAACAGCGTCGACGACTTCCGCAATCTGTTTATGTGCGAGTTCGTTGACGACAAGGCGTCGGTGTTCCCGTTCGAGGATTTGCAACGCTGCATGGTCGACAGTCTGGAAGAGTGGGAAGACTTTGCGCCGTTCGCCGACAACCCGTTCGGCTCCCGCCCGGTGTGGGTGGGATACGACCCGTCGCACAGTGGCGACAGCGCCGGGTGTGTGGTGCTCGCGCCGCCGGTTGTCGCCGGTGGCAAGTTCCGCATTCTGGAGCGTCACCAGTGGAAAGGCATGGACTTTGCGACGCAGGCCGAATCCATTCGCCAGCTCACCGAAAAATACAACGTCGAGTACATCGGTATCGATGCGACCGGCCTCGGTATTGGCGTCTTCCAGCTGGTTCGCTCGTTTTATCCCGCCGCCCGCGATATCCGCTACACGCCGGAAATGAAAACCGCGATGGTGCTGAAGGCAAAAGACGTAATTCGCCGCGGCTGTCTCGAATACGACGTCAGCGCCACCGACATCACCACCTCGTTTATGGCTATCCGCAAGACCATGACCAGCAGCGGGCGCAGCGCGACCTATGAGGCCAGCCGCACCGAGGAGGCCAGTCACGCGGACGTCGCCTGGGCGACCATGCATGCGCTGTTAAACGAACCGCTCACCGCTGGCAGCGGCCAGTCATCATCTTCCATTCTGGAGTTCAACTAATGAGTAAAAACAAAGGCCGCAAGCCACAACCGCAGCCGAAAAAGCTCCCGGCTAACATGAAAGCCGACACGCCGCAAAAAATGGAGGCGTTTACCTTTGGTGAACCGAGCGCGGTGCTCGACCGGCGCGATATTCTGGATTATGTGGAATGCATCAATAATGGCCGCTGGTTCGAACCGCCAGTCAGTTTTAACGGGCTGGCGAAAAGCCTGCGCGCCGCCGTGCATCACAGCTCGCCGATTTACGTTAAGCGCAATATTCTGGCCTCAACGTTTATTCCGCACCCGCTCCTGTCACAACAGGACTTCAGCCGCTTCGCGCTCGATTTCCTAGTGTTTGGCAACGCGTTTTTAGAGCTCCGAAAGAGCGTGACAGGGCGCCCCCTTAAACTGGAAGCGTCACCGGCAAAATACACCCGGCGCGGTATTGAGGATGATGTCTACTGGTGGGTGCCGTCATTCGACCAGCCGCACCCGTTCGCACCGGGCTCCGTGTTCCACCTGCTGGAGCCTGACATCAACCAGGAGCTGTACGGCATGCCGGAATATCTCAGCGCGCTCAATTCCGCCTGGCTGAATGAAGCAGCAACGCTTTTCCGTCGCAAGTATTACCAGAACGGGGCGCACGCGGGTTACATCCTGTATGTGACTGATGCCGCGCAAAGCGGTAGTGATGTTGAGGCGCTGCGTGATGCGATGCGCAGCTCAAAGGGGCTCGGCAACTTCAAAAATCTGTTTTTCTACGCTCCGCATGGAAAATCGGACGGTATTAAAATTGTTCCGCTCAGCGAGGTGGCAACGAAAGACGATTTTTTCAATATCAAAAAAGTCAGCGCCGCCGACCTGCTCGACGCTCACCGCATCCCGTTCCAGCTGATGGGCGGCAAGCCGGAAAACGTCGGTTCGCTCGGTGACATCGAGAAAGTGGCAAAAGTGTTTGTCCGTAACGAGCTCATCCCGCTACAAGACCGGATGCGCGAGGTCAACGCGTGGGCCGGTCAGGAGGTGATCCGGTTCAAAAGTTACACCCTCGACACCGAAAGTGACTGATTTTCGCCGCCTCCGGGCGGCTTTTTCTTACCCCCACGCCTGACCGCCTCAGAAGCCCGCCACGCCCTCAGACATCCCCGCACCATCCACCGACACCCTCGCGAACCCGCGCGGCACAGCGACGCGCTCAGGCTGCGAAAATAAATTCGCAAAAGTACGCTGGCGCGCAGTGCTTTCCCCGCCTCGCCTGCCCGCTTCGTGGGTCGGAATTAATGCAACTGCAACAGGTCATCGGATCCGCGCCAGCTCTGGCGGCGATCGTCAAATTATGAGGGAAAGTCTGCATGCAGAATGATGCACTTAATGCATGCACGACTAAGAAACGGAAAAGTAGCGGGGAAATGGCATAAAAAACCGGCATTCAAGATGACGGTTCAGCGCGGGGAAAACATAGTGTCTATGGTCGGCGCGGCGGGGGCTTTGGCATATTTTGCGCGCTAATCTCTCTCGTTTTTGGGTGACTGATGCTGTAGAGCTTGGAGTAATTATCTTTCACTATCTCAGCACACCCAACCAGCTCTTCAGGGCTAAGGTTCTCATTGAGCATTATCTGCTGAAGACGATTAACTACAGCCATCAGCTTAACGCTATGGGTTTTGTGCTTTGGAATATCAAATGGCACATGATGCATATTGCCTCCTTGAATCGATGGGTTACCAAAATCTTGAGATAAGACATTGATAAAGATCCTTTTATTTTTGCTTTCTGATGTGATTCAGTAGGTCTTTAATGACCTGACCTAGCTCTACGCTGTTTGCCTGTTCGACCAGCTTATCGGTATAGCTGTCGACCTCTCGCGAGCTAAGGTCATTGTTCAGCGCCAGACAGGTAATGTGCTTCGACCAGCGCTTAACCCACTTGCCCTCACTAGAAATGGAATTTTGCATGCCTAAAAACCTCGATTTATTTAACCAGCAGACGGCGGAAATCTTTGCGGTGCTATGGGAGAATTTTCCAGTACAACAGATTATTTACTACGAAAAATTCAATGCGGCACAGCCTGATAACTACTTAAACCAGCCTAACTCGCCGGAAATGAAAGCGTTAGACAAATTGCGTAGTGTGGTTGATGGCACATTCACTTTTCTCGGTGAAAATGGGTACATCCATTTTAAGACAGATTTTCATTCGTGTTTTTATGAGGTTCGTCTAACTGAAAAGGCACTTGCGGTGCTTAATAAAAAACCTGAAGCGCTAGGCGGCGATGAAACAATGGGCGATAAAATTATCAGTGCGGTGAAAGAGGGGACACCGGGAGTCATTGCCGGTGCGGTAACTAATCTGCTGACCCTCGGAGTTAATCTTGTAACCAACTAACGCCTCGCAAAGCGAGTTGTTCAACCGAGATGGCGCAAAAAGCCAGTTTTTGAGCCATCGCGGTTAGCATATTTAACGCCAGCTTTCGTCTTCCCATACTTCCTGAAGTATACCGTCCAACGCTTCACGGTCTGACTCCTGGTCGAACCCAACCAGCTCTACGCCTGTAACAGACCCTTTTTTAACAGTGATCCGTGTTGCTGGAAAAGTGCATCTCACCTTACGCGTTAATTCGTTCTGAAAATCATCGATTATCTGTTGACCTAATTTTTGTTCTTTATCCAGCGTGATATTTATTCTCATAACCTATTCAGCCTTATAGAAAACTTCTTCTTCTGGTTCTTTATTTTCACTGTTTGCAAGGTCAGCAATGAGAGACAGGGCGAGCTTGAGTTCTGACGGTTTGCAGTTTGCAATCAGAGACACTTCAGCGATGAATTGCACACAAGCCCATTTTTTCTGTCTTTGGCTGAAACATTCATCAACCATGAAATCCCTCCCATAAGTATCACTGTATATTTATACAGTATCACGTATGGGCAAGGGATTAAAAGAAAAATTATCAATCGTGATTAGTCTGTATGTTAATGAAATCGATGAAGATTAAATGTCATCTCTGGTGCTGCTTTGCTGCTAACCCCGCGACTCGATTTAGGATTTGTCTGGCCTGCGCCTGGTGTGACGGTGCTGCCGGGAAAATTTCACCAGTTGCAGAACCACGGCACCATTTGCCATTTATGCAGCTTTTTCCACCGGCAATCAGGTGCAGGGCCTCACCCCGGCTGATAGTTTCGCCGGTCGTGAGCTGAATCGCGTCTATTGTTCTGTCAATGGCTGCGCTTTGTTTATCCGTTCCGTGGACAAAATCACGCCCGGTGACCCGTTTTTTGTCCCTGAGTCTGGCTGTTAGCTTCCGCCTTTCACTTCGACTCAACGGTTTGGATAAATCCAGCTCCGGCGGATCGCTTTCGCTTCCCGTACAGTTATTGACAGAACTCCGAGAGGGCGCAGGAGCGCCCTTAACGTCAACAGCCAAATCAACGGCACGCTTCGGCACAATTTTCCACTGCGTTAACCGGGTTAAAATCGGGGTGTCTACGCCTACGACGGAATCGTATACGCCACGGATGCAGACGGTTTCCTCACCATACTGGTTAAACTCGGCGCGCGGTTCATACAGCGTGCGCACCTGCAAATCATCACGACGCACAAACGGGCCACCTTGCGCATTGACATAACCAGCCCAATCACCGGCGTCGGCGGCATCATGAACGGCGGCAAACTCGACGCTCAGGCCATGCGCGGTCTCAGTATCAGCAAGACGACGTAACTCACGGTAGACCGTCACCGGTGCGCCACCGATAAACTGAAATTGACGGATGTGCCAGCGCGCGGCCCAGGCAGAAACGGCGGGGGCGGTCTCTTTCAACAGTTCGCCGCTTTCGTCGTCGGTTTCACCATCAAGAGCATAGCCGTCGATGTTTTTGGAAATGTATTTAGCGACATAGCCGGTTGCGCTACCTTTTTCCGGGTCGATTGCCTCGGCATGGAAGCGCGCTTTTTTGGCTTTATCGCTTCTCAGTTCGTGGCGGTCTTCCTCCCACGCATAATCACGGATGATGAGGCGCACGCGCTCGACATCTTCCGGCAACATGAACATAAGCATGTGCCAATGCGGCGTTCCATCATGGTGAGGCTCGGCAACACGTATGCCGAAAATGCGGATTTCTTCCCGGTGCAGCTTGGCGCGTATACGCGCCCAAAGGCCGGTTAGATAGCTCTGCGTGTCCGACGGGCTGGCACCGTTCCATTTGCTGTTACGGTAGCCCGCTTTGGTGGTGGCGTGGTATTTAGACGGTGCGGTCAAGGTGTAAAACTCCCCGACATAACCGAGTTCATTGCAGATATTTTCAAACCCACGGATGCGGGCCATCAGCTCGCAGCGGCGTATCGCAGGGTTAGCGACCGAACCGTCATATTTTTCTATCAGGCTGATGCGGTTGCCGTCTTCATCTTCGAGATCCAGTCCCTTGAGAAATTCGCGCGTGCGGCGCTTCTGCTCTCGCCAGTCTGTCACGCAGTTTTTACTCGCGTAGGCGTGTCTCTTCTTGCTGACGTTGCCAACGGCAATGTGCAAGTGTTCTCGCCATGCAGCAGCAATGCGACGCAAACGGCCACGCCACCAAACCTCATTAAACATTCTGGTGATGGCAGGGGCGATTTCATCCTCACCGACATATTTCTTTGTCACCCGCTCCCAATGCGGCGGGGTAACGTTGAATTGCAGAGAAATAAAACCGGCGCGCATATACCAGGTGTACAGCGTTTTGAGTTCACTAAATCCGGCGTCATCAATACCGGCCAGTTCAGCGCGAATGAAATTAGCGATATCAGCGGCCAAAAGGTCGATATCGGCGCGAGACATGTCGGGGAGGCGGTTGTATCTGGCAACCATATTGACCATGCGTGACGCCAGATATTGCATAAGCCGGGTATCAAAATGACCACCAAAAACGGCGGCTGATACGTTGCTGTTGATACCCGCGCACTCATATTTTTTTGCGACCAGTTCAAGACGTGGCAATGCCTTTTTGCAGAAGCTGATTAAAAAAGCATTGGCTCGTTGACTGCCCTGATTTTGCTCCAGCACCGTAGCGGTGCGATAAACGTCAAAACGCACACACTCGGGCTGGAGAGAAAGCACCTTTCTCGCATGCAGTAAAGCCGCGAACATACGGTCGCGGCGATACTGTTGGTCATAGGTAAGATATGGGCTGGCTATTGCCGACCGTGGAGCGTTCCACGGGTAAGCATAGTTAACGCTTACCCGCATAGCTCCCCCATTTGCCTACGCTGCATGCTTAGCATCACATAGCCTGGAGCCCACTCGTTAAGGTCAGTTACATGAGTCACTAGCACGTAGACAAAAGCGCCGGTAAAACCGACCCTTTGTGGGTCATCTTCGCAGGGACCATACTCGTTTAAGCAAAGTAAATCCCCAGCAGCAAAAGCACGGTCAGCAAGACGAAACTCGGCTTTCTTCGTTCCATTGATGACAGCCTGAAAAAACTCAGGCCGAATTTTTAGTTGATGTGTTTTTCTCATGCTGCCGCCTTGATTGAGGAGGCGCACATTTCTCCGATACGCTTAATCTCTGCGGCCATATCCTCAATTGAGGTAATGGCCGACTGCTGGATATGATGATGAATCAGGCCGGAAATAAGCTGTTCGATTTTCGGATAGTAGCCGATAGTATCGAGCCATTCCTCGCCAGCTTTACGGCCGCTTTTTGCGACCTTTTTCTCGCTCAAAATGAATTGATACTGGTCGCTGTTAATAATCCATTTGTCGCCGATTTCGATGCGGAGGCTCATGCTGCACCGCCTTGCGCTAAAGCTTTAATGACACCTAATGTCATTTTGCAATCTGCTAAAGCACGGTGTGCCTGCCCTTCAACCACAACCCCTTCATGCGCGGCTGCATCGACTAACTTATGCCATTTATAACCGTGATATCTCCCCGGCTCGCCGCGATATTCTGCATATAACATCATGGCGCACAGGGAGTGGTCTATAAATGAAGATAGTCCGTCAGTCCCTAATCCATTTAATTCCGCTGTTTGACGTATCAGGCGAGTATCATAATCAGCATTATAAATAACGAAGCCATAATTAAAGAACAAATTGGCTACTGCACCGTGAACATCTTTCCAAGTTGGAGCGTGAGCAACCATTTCATTGGTAATGCCGTGAATAGCGATAACCTCATCAGGGATAGGCTTAGTAGGTTTAATTAGCGTATTAAGCATAATAAAACCATTTTTATCTATAATGCAGATTTCAACGATTTCCGCATCGTCACCCAATCCAGTAGTTTCGGTATCAATAAATAAGTACCCATCATTAAGCCAACGTTTGGCATGCTGACTAATTGTCGTATTAATAATGCTCATACAGCACCTCCGTTATAGTGTTTACCTTTAAGCTCTGCGATTTCCTTACAGGTGACGCATAGCGCAACGCCCAGGATGGCAATGCGGCGTTCCTCCGGGATTGGTGCTTCACATTCTTCGCAGGTAAAACGAGAAGGCGCAGCGATATGGCTGCGCGCGTTGTTGATAAGGCGCTCGCGTTCTGCCTGCTCGCGCTGCTGTGCGATATCCATTGAGTCGGCCATTAGTGCAGCTCCTGAGATTCGTTTTCGTAGCGGGTGGCTTCCCGGCGCAACAGTTCAGCGGCTTCTATGGCGCTCATACCTTTGTTAGCGATATGGGTTGCCAGCGCCTCAAGGCGGATGGAAACAGCGAGAGCCCGACCTTTACGCTCTTCACGTTTTGCAATACCGATAACCTCAAGAAGCAGGTCGGTATTTTCTTTAGGTTCTAAAGTTTGTTTATGCATTCTTAATCTCCTGATTTCGGGCAATAAGAAGCCCGGCGGATTTACGCTATTAATTACGGGTTTGTTTAATTAGCTAAAAAGCATTCATGGATTGAAATATGCCGGGGCAAAATCCCACCCCAGCGGGAAATTTTATTCATTGACGCAATAATCAGCTTGCGGCGATCCATATCAAAATACTCATATGGCTTACCGACTTCATCAGAGCGAAACGCCCCCGGATTATTTCTGTTAGCAAGCGTTAAAACCACAAACTTAAAATCTTCATCAAGCTTATTGAAATTACGCAGCGCCTTATTTTCTGTTGCTTTCAGCTTTTGATGAAACCGTGCGAAACACTCTTCGCCGGTCATGGTCTTCGGTTGCTCAGTAGAACAATCAGTATTGCTAAAAAGCTTGCTCGCCTGGGTGTCATGAGCTGAAATTCTTTCGTTCATTTTGCCCCCATTAATGCATTTAAAAGCCGCTTAACCGCAGAGACTTTTTTTGCTGTTAAGCCGTTCAACAATTCGGACTGAGAGCAGCAAGGGTGCCAGCGCTGGCCGTCGCTACCCATTATCCAGCCGTGCCCGTAGTGCATGGATGGGCTTCGTTTTTTGAGCAGAGAGGCGAATGACGGTTCGTTAGTCAACATAACCACCTCAAATCAAACCGAATGACGCGCCGATGCCGCTGACGGTATCGACGACACTCGTCATTGCCGGGTTAGCCTGGATCCGGGCCTGCAACGCCATTGCCGACAGGGACAGCATTCGAATACCCGCGTTTACGCTCGCAATCATGTTTTGCTTACGGGCCGGGGTAAGGCGGTCGCCTGAAACGGCACCGCTCGCCAGTTCGCCGAGTTCACTCATGGCGCGCATGACGTAGGATTGCAGTTTTTCTTTTGCCAGCTCGTTGACCGGCACGCATGGCAGACAATGGATCTGCGCCAGAAAACCATCGATAAGGGTCGAGTCTTCGGTCAGGTCTGTCAGCGCCCAGATTTCGCGCGGCGTTAACTGGTGCGGCTGTTCCGGGTTGAGTTTGTTGTAAAGCGTATGCGGCTTGATACCGGCTTTATCCGCCAGCTCTTTCACGTTATGCGTTGCCGCGAATTTTCTGCATGCATCATCAAAGTGTGCATGTGACGAAACACGAAAATCTAACATGCTGTAACTCCCTTTAACTTGCAAAATCAAACTCAGTTGAACGCGGTTTTGTGATTTTCGATGTAACGGCAGTCGATAGCCTGTTGAGTTAACTTGTCGCGCCAGGCTTTCACATTGATGAGAACTCGTCCTCGTTTACTGGCTTCCTCTTTGCTGGAAAAATCTTTAGTGGGAGCCTTTAGAAGAATGCCCTTATCAATCCATTGCCACACCAGACGGTCACTCACACCGCGCGCGGCGGCAAAGTCTTCAACGGTCATGGTGTCGGACATAGCCGAGCGGATCATCGTTTCCATTGCGGGTAGCATTGCGCTAACGATGGCGTTCAACTGCTCAGGGTTTAATAGCAAAGTTTGGATTTGCGAGTCATTAATGGTGTGAGGCATGGTTGATTTTGCATCTGACATATCGCATCATCTCCGGTTGGTTGTAGTGAATTGCATTGACGTGCATCGTGGTTGATGAACGCCAATATAGATCGTAAAAAGTTTTCTGTAAACACCCATAAAGTTATCTATAGGGGTTTTTATGAGTTCTGAACTCGATGTTCAGTGGCGTATTGGTGCTTCGGATGGAGTGTTAGAGCGCCTGATGTCTGCATATGGCGTCAAGATGCAAAAGGATTTGGCTGATCTGCTTGGCATCGCTAAGCACAGTGTCAGCGGCTGGGTACAGCGTGATGCGATACCCGGAAATATCATTGTGAGATGCTGTCTCGATACTGGGGCCGATATCAATTGGCTTGTTACCGGTGAGCTTGCAAATGCGAATTTAGAATATGATTCCTCAAAGCTGAAAGGCAAAGGTCTCTATGACGAGATTATGGGGAATGGAGGCAAGACGGTATTGCGCAGGATACTTGATGCTTACGGCTTTAACATGCAGAAGGAACTTGGTGATTTACTCGGCATTTCTTCAGGAACCATTAGTACGTGGGTTCGGAGAGATTTCTTTCCTGGTGATGTGGTAGTTACCTGTGCTCTTGATACTGGCGTATCTCTTGAGTGGTTAGCGACAGGTAAGGGGCAAATGCGAGATAGCAAGGAAACCCTTGCGACTGAGCTTTCTATTAAAAAATCCCGTCTCGAGTCTGGGGCTCTCAAGGATGCTGGATACTGGCATCCCGATCCCTCAATGATTCCGCCAAATACTAACGATTTGCTTTTTGTTGATGGGGTTAATACGTCTTGGCTTGTCGACTGTTCAGCCTCAAACATAGCTAATGGTCGCTGGCTGATTAGCATTGACGGTGCTCTCGATATTTTTGATGTAATCAGGTTACCCGGCGGGAAGGTTAGATTATCAAATAAATCCGCTGAGTTTGAATGTAGCCTCACTGATATCAAGTCGGTGGGGGTAGTGGTAATTACGTTGGAAAAACACATATAAGGGATCTAATGAAATTTAAAATTATCGCGGCTTTGTTTGTGGGATTGTCGTTTGGGGCGGTGGCCGCAGAAAAAACACAGGATTTAAATGCCGGGGATTTTGGGGAGGATTGGCCTCTAACCTTTGAGAATGCAAAAGTATCATGTGTTAATAAAATGTATGCTTTTGTGTATGACAAGGATACAGATGATAGATATCCACTTAATGGCATGGCAAAAGATGCGGTTAAATCAGGAAAAATGGAAGGCTCTAACCTGGATGACGTCTGGAAGGATAGCCCTGATTATGACGGTGTTAAGATTTCAATTTCACCGTTGATAGAAGTCGCTACAGCACTTTGTGATTGATTCTCTTTTAGCCTCGGTGTCGCAATGACTATAAGTAAACAAAAAAATGGCAAATGGTTATGTGAGCTTTACCCAAATGGTCGAGAAGGGCGCCGTATACGTCGGCAATTCAACACTAAAGGCGAGGCCGAGGCATTCGAGCTATATACAAAAACCGAGAGCGCGGATAAACCGTGGCTGGGTAAGAAAGAAGATCGCAGGAAGCTAAGCGAGATAATCCAACTTTGGCACAATTTACACGGGCAGGCGTTAGTTGCCAGTAAGTCGCGACTGGCAAAGTTGCAAATTGTTTGTAACGGGCTTGGCGACCCTATCGCATCCCGTCTTACTGCTAAAGATTGGGCTCACTACCGTGACCGCCGACTACGGGGAGAAATTGATAATGGTTATCATAAAGACCCGTCGAAATGGGTTGCGAAGCCAATAACCGTCAACAGAGAGCAACAGTACCTTGAGGCGGTTTTCAACGAATTGAAAAGGTTAGGGGAATGGAGTTTACCTAACCCTCTTGATGGCGTCCGCGTATTCAAGGAAGCCGAGAAAGAAATGTCCTGGCTGACTCTTGAACAGATTCCACAACTTTTATCGGCTTGCCATAAATATGGTCATGAAGACCTTACGACAATCGCGAAAGTTTGCCTGGCCACTGGTGCGCGCTGGGGGGAAGCTCAACGGCTTACACGGCCGCAGCTTTCACCGTATAAATTGACCTTCACAAAGACGAAGGGCAAAAAGAATCGCACCGTGCCGATACCGAAGTGGCTATATGAGGAACTTTCTACGAGGCAGGGGAGAATGTTTAAGCCCTGCTATCAGGAGTTCAAGAAAATGCTGGCGCTTACGGATATCGAGTTGACCGAAGGACAAAAGACACATGTTCTGCGTCACACCTTCGGTGCGCATTTTATGATGAACGGCGGTAACATCCTTGTACTGCAAAAGATACTCGGCCACGCCAACATTCGTGAAACAATGAAGTATGCGCACTTTGCTCCCGACCACTTGGAACAGGCCGTCACTCTAAATCCATTATCATTATCTATTGGCGACAAATTGGCGGCGGAGGTTTCATAA